AAAAAAAACTTTAGTAAATAATTTTTTAGATAAATTTTATAAGAAATCATTAGGCGAAAATGATAATAAAAATAATTATATTATGAAAGTTGATTGTGCCCATGGAAAAGGTATTAAATTTGTAAGAGAAGATATAAAATTTTTTGCCAAAACAAATATTAATTGTAAAAATGGATTGTTTAAAACAATTATGTTATTAAACGCAGATCAACTAACAATTGATGCACAATCCGCATTAAGAAGATGTATTGAAATATTTAGCAAATCAACACGTTTTATTTTAATAATTCAAAATAAAGATAAAATTTTAAAACCTATTCTTTCTAGATTTTGCGAAATATTTGTTAAAATACCAACAATAGAAAATGAAGATATTAATTTACATAAATATTTAATTGACATCAAAAATTATCAAGATATAAATAATGATGTAAATAATAATTTACATAAAATATTTACTAATGAAAGAAAGAAATTTTTGGAAAATAATAATAATTTTAACATTTTCAAATCTGTTGATAAAATTTACAATAGTGGATATTCTATATTAGATATTTTGAACTATTTTAAATCTAATAAATGTAAAAATATAGAAAATATTAATATGTTTATTATTTTTTTAAATGAATTAAGAAATAAAATTAGGTCAGAACAAATATTAATTTTATTATCGTGTAAATTATTTATTTTACGTTTAAGTGTTAAATTAGAAAATATCCTAATTATGTAAATGGAAGATTTTACATTATCAAGTTTACAAGAATCACGAAATGAATGGTCTTCACAATTAGTTAATATTTTAACTCCATTAATTGTTGAAGGTTATAATTCAATATTTGAAGAAGCTTGGTCTCTCTGCGAACAGAATGATGAACAAGAAAAATATTTAATGACATTCCAAAATTTTATATCTCGTATACCAAAATGGAACTCTGAAATTATTGAAAAAGAGAGAAAACGTATTCTTGAGAGAAGTAGATGTTCTTATATTGAAGATTTGCTTACTTGTGTTCACGTTATTCAATTAAAATCATTAACTTGTATTAGAGCTGGAAAAGACCAAAAGAAAATAAATATTAATATTCCTAAGTTTGATGATTTTATTCATAAAGTTTACATACAGGTAGCACGAAAATTATACACAAATATTTATTTGTATGATAAAAATGTTTTACCTTTACAAAAGCAAAAACACAATAGAGAATTTGAGTTGATTACTCAAGAGTGTATTTTAAATGCTATTAGAGATAGTATGCCAATTGAAGAAATTTTACGTTCTTATTTAGATGAAACTCAAGAAGAAGATGTTGAAGAAACTATTCTTGATGAAAAAATACCTGTTGCTGATTCTGATAAAGAGAAAACTGAAGTAAATGATAATATAGAAGAATCTAATAATAACAATAATTCTAACAATAACAATAATGTTGAAAAACACAATGTTAATTTTAGTGAAACATCTTTATCAAATGATATTAAACAAAATTTAGATGAAATCACTAAAATTAGAGAAGAAAATAGTTTAATTAATGATGATGAAGATGAAAAATTTATTATTAAAGAAACATTAGACCCTGCATTTTTAGATATTGAAACATTAGGAAAAAGTGAAACTCAAGAAGAACCTCCAAAATTTGATATAGAAATTCTATAATTAAATTAATTAATATTTTGCGTTTAATATGTTAATTCCATTTCGTTTAACATATTAATAACAAATGAATAGTGAAATATTTACTAAATCTTTTATAATTACTTTTGTATACATTGCACTTAAAATTATTGAAGTTCAAATGATGACTTCAAATGAAAATCAAGTAAAACCTCTAAAAACTATTGTACGTGATGCGATTGTTGTATTTTTCTCATCTTGTATTGGTATTTTTGCGTCCGAACAAATTAGCGAATTAAGCACCGATAGCTTAAATGTTACTAAGGTTTTTACTAATACACCTGATTTTTAAAAAAAATAAATTATTTATAAATGTTTATTAAATAATTTATATAAAAACATTTTGCATATTTAATACACATATGTATAGTCAACTAGAAAATTTAGCACTATTACAAATAGAAACTCTAAATAAATTACTTCAAACAAAATTCTATGATAAAGATGTAAAAAAAATAGTAAAAGAAGCAATAGAAGATTTAGAACATATAGGAGTAAAAGTAAGATTAATTGAAAATAATATTTTAACATTAATTCAATTAGACAAACTAAATCCAATATGTAGATTGTAAATTAATATTTTAATTATAGAATATTTTGAATGTTATTATTCAATTCATTAACATCATCTAGACAATCTATAGCAAATTGAGAAAACGCATTTCTGTTTAGTTGATCTAATGGAATATGATTATGGACGTTTCTAGAAATCATTTTATATAGTTTAAAATCAGGGTATCTTTCTTGTCCATTCTTTCTGTATAAGACACTCTTTTTATTATCATCTTTACACCAGTCTAAAATAATTAATGCTATTTCATTTGTTTTTGATATTTCTTCCATATTCTCAATATCCTCATCAAAATAATCAAAAACAGAACACCCAAAACGACATAAATCAAAACTATAATTGGGTTCAACTCTTGGTTTTTTTTCATTAAAAAATGGTTCACAATTATATTGTGTATCAGCGTCTTCACCACGATTAAACGAATCACTACAAAAAACTTCATTGTTATAAGTAAATATTGCTCTACCAAAATCTATTATTTTATATATTTTACCATAAGTTGGAACTTTATACATTTTATTAGCTATTTTGTAATATAAATATTCTTTATCTGTTTCATTAAACACTACATTGCCAGAATGTAAATCATTATGTGTAAAAGAAAAATTTGTTTGATAATATATTAAAGTTGCTATTATTTGAAATAATATTGATGACCACTCATCATATGTGATTTCTTGCTCATTATTAATCATATAATCTTCTAATGTAGAAGAACATTTTTCTAATAATATTGCGTTAACAGGAAAATTATAAATATTTGAAATAATATTTACATCGTCATCGTCATCGTCATCGTCATCGTCATCATCATCGTCATCGTCATCGTCATCGTCATCATCATTGTCATCGTCATTAAAATCATTACATTCATTGCTGTTAGATGATTGCAATGATTCGTCATCTTTTAATTGATACAATTCATTACTATCACCACAAGACATAATTAAACTATCGTTATCATTTATAGAATGAGCACTGCAATCTACAGATAACATATCATCTTCAGTATTGCTTATTGTTGTATCACTATCGCTATCACTATCACTATCACTATCACTATCTACATCTTTTAAATTTACTATTTCTTCACTAGTTAATTCTAATTCTAATATTTCTAAATCATTATCTTTTATAGTAATATTTTCATTTTTTTCAATTAAATTTGTTTCGTCAAGTAATTCATCACAATTTATAATATTATTATCTTGTTCATAATCTTCTAAAACTAATGGTTCTCTATTTTTACCACTTTCTTCTTCATTGTAAAAAATATCAGTTGTTTCTAAATCAAATAAAATATTTGTATTTTTGTGAAAAAATTCACTTGTTGATAAAATATCCATATCTTCTGTTACATCACTTTTGAATGATTTATGTACCCCTAAAACACTGCCATAATATTTAACACCATGAAGAAACCCATTTTTATCATTATCAATATTTGAAATATTATAAAATAATGATTCAGTGTAAGCAGAATTATATTTTTGCATTATTTTTTCGCAAGAAATACCATTTTTACAATCTTCGCTTGGTAAAATATTTATATTAATATTATCCATTTTACCTGCCATATATTTTATTGGGTCTACTAAAGGAGCAAATTTACAAAATATTTCATTATTATTTAATATAAATTCATTATAATTTTTCTTTTCTATTTTATTATTAAGATATAATGGGACAAATGTATTTATGTCAATATTTGTTTCTTCGCAATTTAAAGGAATATTTACTTGAACATTCATAATGTCTAGTCCATTGCAAAATTTTTGCAAATTTTCTGGTTCCTCAAAGTTCTTCATTAGCAATATATGTTATTATTTTTTTATATAATTAACTCATTCGTTTTTAATTATTTTAATTTTTCTTTAATTAATTTAATTAACTTAAATATGGCTTTAGAATTAAAAAAATTTAGTATGAAAAATATTAGTTTTGCACCCAATGAAAATAAAGGTCCTGTTGTTGTTTTAATAGGAAGACGTGACACAGGTAAGAGTTTTTTAGTTAGAGATTTATTATATTATCAACAGAGTATACCTATTGGAACTGTCATTTCAGGAACTGAAGAAGGTAATGGGTTTTATAGCAGTCACGTTCCTAAATTATTCATTCATGGTGAATATAATTCAGGCATTATTGAAAATGTTTTAAAAAGACAAAAACAAGTATTAAAAGAAGTAAAAAATGAAATGGAAACGCGACGTAGAAGTAATATTGATCCACGAACATTTTTAATTTTAGATGATTGTATGTATGATGCTAGTTGGACACGTGATAAAATGATGAGATTGCTTTTTATGAATGGTAGGCATTGGAAAATTATGCTAGTAATTACTATGCAATATCCATTAGGTATTCCCCCAAATCTTAGAACAAATATAGATTATGTATTTATTTTGCGAGAACCTTATATAAATAATAGAAAACGTATATATGAAAATTATGCTGGTATGTTTCCCACTTTTGAATCATTTTGCCAAGTAATGGATCAATGCACAGAAAATTATGAATGTTTAGTTATTAATAATAATGCTAAATCTAATAAATTGCAAGACCAAATTTTTTGGTATAAAGCTGACGCACATGGTAATTTTAAACTAGGTTCAAAAGAATTTTGGGAAATTTCCAAAAATATGGGAGATGCTGAATCTGAAGAAATATATGACCCAAATGCT